CCCCTATGCGTGGTGGGTCCCGACCGTTGATGTGCCGGGCGCGTTGCAGCTCGGCGGCGTCGACTACGCGGCGTGCCGTCTGCACGTCCGCGCCCCTGCTACCCCCGACGAAATGGAGCTCTGACCATGGCTACCCCGCTGCCGCTGATCCTGCGCGACTGCGACGTGTTCATCGACGGCGAGTCGCTGAAATGCGTCTGCGAACACGTCGAGCTGACACCGGACACGGCGCTCACGACCGTGACCACGTTCTGCGGCGAGACCGACTACCCGGGCATTACGAAGTGGTCGCTCGTCGCCACGTTCGTGCAGTCCTTCGACGCCGCCGCGACGGAGGAGATCCTTTCCGGCGCCGTCGAGGGCGGCGTCCCGGTGCCGTTTCAGATCGTGCCGTACGGCTCGCAGCCGGTCAGCGGAACCAACCCGTCCTGGTCGGGCGAGGTCATCCCGCAGCCGTACGCGCCGATCTCGGGCGACGCCGGCGAGGCGTCGACCATCGATATCGAGTGGTCGGTCGTGGGCGAGCCGGTCAAGTCCGTGACGCCGCTGCCGTAATGGCTGGCCGCGCCTCCGGGCAAGTCATCGAGGTCGAGGTACGCGGGCTGGCCGAGCTCGAGCGGGACTGGCCGGTCTGGGAGCGCCGCACCGAAACGGAGCTGGCCGGCGCGCTCGACGCGACGGCCACGATCGCGCGCGACGTGCTCCGCGTCCGCGTGCCGGTAAAGAGCGGCCGGTTCCGCGCCTCGAGCCGCACGCAGCGGATCGAAGCGGCATCCCCCACCGTCCGGCTCGAGGAGGGCGCCGGCGTGGCGTACGCGCGCTGGCTCGAGTTCGGCGTCCGCAAGAGCGGCACGGCGTCGCGCGCCGGCCGCTACCTCGTTCCCACCGCGCGCCGTCAGAAGCGGAACGTGAAAAAGCAGCTCGCTGCCGCCACGCAGCGCGAGATTGAGAGGTACCCATGGCCGAACCCGAAGCCGTAACCCATCTACCGCGACCGCTGCCCGACGTGGTCGAGATCCCGGCCGGCGTCGATCTCGGACTGACCGCCGACGAGATGGATCAGCTGCGCGCCGCCGCTGATCTGAGCTTGAACGTGCTGCTCGGCGACGACGAGGATGTCGACAATGTGCCGAACAAGCAGCGTGCGCTCGTCTGGCTGGCGCTGCGCCGGCAGGGCTATGACCCGGCGTGGTCAGACTGCGGCAAGGTCGCGCTGCGCCGGCCCGAGGCGGCAGCGGTGGACCCTACCGGCGCCGGATCGTAGACCGGATGCTCGACGTGTGCCGCTTCTGGGGCATCTCGCCGCGCGAGTACGAAGCGACCCGGCCCGACCTGCGCGCGGCGATGGTCGACTACGCGATCCGCGAATCGAAGGCGCGCGCGCACGCTGAGCGGCGCGCCGCTCAGAAGCGGCGCTGAGCGGTGGCTGACGCCACTGTCGCCGTTGACTTCGTCGCCAATACGCGCGGCTTGCAGAAGGGCGCGCGGGAGGCGCAGTCGGCGACCAGCCGGATCGGGTCGAGCATGAAGTCGCTCGCGAAGGGCGCCGCGCTGGGCGCCGCCGCCGCCGGCGTCGCGGGCCTGACCGTGGCCCTGAAGATCGGCGTTAACGAGTACATGGAGACGCAGAAGGTCGCAGCGCAGACCAACGCCGTCCTGAAGTCGACCGGGTCGGTAGCGAACGTCACCGCCGGCCACGTCAGCGACCTGGCGGAAGCGATCATGAAAAAGTCAGGTATCGACGACGAGGCGATCGCGAGTGGCGAGAACCTGCTCTTGACGTTCACGAACATCCGGAACGAGGCCGGCAAGGGAAACGACATCTTCGACCAGACGACGCGGCTGATGGCGGACATGTCGACGGCGCTGGGGCAGGACACGAAGGCGTCTGCGATGCAGCTCGGCAAGGCGCTGAACGATCCGATCAAAGGCATGACCGCGCTGGGACGCGTCGGCGTCTCGTTCACGAAGGGCCAGAAGGATCAGGTCAAGGCGATGGTCGAGGCGGGCGACACGATCGGCGCCCAGAAGCTGATCGTTGCCGAGCTGACCAAAGAGTTCGGCGGCTCAGCGGAGGCGGCCGGAAAGACGCTGCCGGGACAGCTCGCGATCGCCAAGGAGTCGTTCAACAATCTGATGGGCGATCTCGTCGCGAAGATGATCCCCGTCCTGACGAAGATCGTCTCGTGGATCCGCGAGCACTGGCCCGAGATCTCGGCGGCATTCGCAGCCGCGTGGGCGATCATCCGGCCGCTACTGGCGGCGCTGGGCGCGCTCGTCGCAAGCGTGGCCGAGCTGATCGTCTCGAATTGGGGCACGATCGGGCCGATCGTTATGGGGCTCGCCGACGTGTTCAAAAAGGCCGCGGCCGTGATCGCCGACGTGATCGGGATCGTGACGGCGCTGCTGCGCGGCGACTGGTCAAAAGCATGGGAGCTCGCGAAAAAAACCGTGCAGGACGTGGTGAAGCTGATCACGTCGATACTGCGGCTCGAGGCAGGTCTCTGGCGCACGATCCTGACCGCCGCATGGGACGCGATCAAAGCGTTGACCAGCGCCGCCTGGGGACTGATCAAAGCCGGCGTCAACGCCGCCGTGGAAGCGGTCACCGACCAGATCCGGAAGATCCCGGCCGCCATCTCGGGCGTCGTCACCGGCGTGAAAAACTCTGCCGGCAAGATCGCGGACGCGATCCTCGACACCATCACCGACGGCGTGAAAGCTGCGGTGCGCGTCGTTGGCGACCAGATGGATCGGATCGGCGACAAGATCGACGCCGTCGTCGGCAGCGTGCGCCGCGCCGCGTCCAACGTCGCGAGCGCCATCAAGGGTCCGATCAACGCCGTCATCTCAGCGTGGAACGGGCTCGCATTCCACGTCCCGAGCTTCACCGTCGGCGGTCAGAAGGTCGGGCCGATCGACGTGCCAAAAGCCTCGTTCGGCGGCCAGACGATCCCGTTCCCGGACATTCCCCGGCTCGCGGCCGGCGGTGTGCTGGATCGGGCAACGCTGTTCGTGGGCGGCGAAGCCGGCCGCGAGATCGTCACGCCCGAGCGGCTCTTGCGGAGGATTCTGAACGAGGAAGGCGCCGGCTCGAACTACACCCTGAACCTGACCACGCAGCGCGCCGACGCCCAAGACATCGCCTGGGGCTTCCGCCGGCTCGAGCTCTTGAGGACAGGCAGATGACGCGGCCCTACGAGGCGGACGGCTGCGAAACCGTCGCCTACCGGAACCCGGCCGGCGACGAGATCGTATTCCGCATGCGGCTCGGATCGGTGGCGCGGATGATGCCGCCGGTGAAGGTCACGACCGTACCGCTGCCCGGACAGGACGGCTCGCGCATGCTCGGCGCCTACCATCTCGAGCGGCCCGTCGCGGTGCCGGTAGTGGCGCCCGGCACGATCCTCGACCGGGCCGAGCTGCGCCGCTGGGGCCGCGTGCTCGACCCGGCCAAGGGCGAGGGCACGCTCACCGTCGTGGACGGGCCGAGCCCGGGCCGGTACCTGCGCTGCGCCTATGACGCCGGCCTCGACGATCTCGACGAGGCGGCGTCGATCGGATCCGCCGTGCTGCTATTCCGCGCCGCCTATCCCTACTGGCTGGACGGCGCCGAGCAGACCACCACCGTCACGCAAGGCGGCAACGTCACGCACTGGTTCCCGTTCCTCCCCCTGGTGCTGGGCGCCTCCGACGCATTCGCGGCGCTCACGATCACCGTCGCCGGCGACGTGAAATCGTGGCCCGTGATCACCGTCACCGGGCCCGGCCAGCAGGTCATGGCGCGCAACCTCACCACCGGCAAAAGCTGGACCGTGCAGACCACGCTCGCGGCCGGCTCACAGCTGATCGTCGACACGCGGCCCGGCCGCAAGCTGGTCACGATCGACGGAGGTAACGCGTATCCGCTGCTGACCGCTGACTCGAGCCTGTGGCCGCTCGAGCCGGGCCCGAACCGGGTAGAGCTGAGCGTCGCGCTGACCAGCCCGGCCAGTGTCGCAACGTTCGCGTGGCGGAACGCATGGCTAGCGGCCTAGCGCTGCGCCTCGAGGCGTGCGACTGGCAGACGCGGCTCGGCGAGATCGACACCTACTCGAGCTGCACGATCGTGGCCCGCTTCAACGAGGTCGGAACCTACGAGCTCGAGCTGCCAGCCGACAGCGCCGGCGCCGACTACCTGACCAGCGCGCTGCAGCCGCGGATCCTGGTCATCAACGAGAACACCGGCGCCGTGCAGCGCAGCGGCCCGGTCACGAGGATGGAACGCTCGAGCGGCGCCGACGGCGAGCTGCTGCGCGTCTACGGCGTCGAGGATCTCGTCTGGCTCCGGCGCCGAATCGTGCATCCCCAACCCGGCTCAGCGGCGCCGCCGTACTCGACCAGCGAAGACGACGTGCGCACCGGCCCGGCGTCCACGGTGCTGGCCGGCTACGTCGACCGCAACGCCGGCCCGACCGCGACAGCAGCACGGCGCGTGCCTGGGCTGACGGTCGCCACGCCGGCCGCATTCGGCGGCACCGTCGCGCTCTCGGGCCGGTACCAAAACCTGCTCGAGTTCGTGCGCACGGCCGCCATGGCTGCGCGCATCGGCGTCCGCGTCCGCGACCTGGCCTTCGAGGTCTACCAGCCGGCCGGATCCGCCATCTTCAGCGCCGAGCTCGGCACGCTGGCTGGGTGGCGCTCCACGGTCGAGGCGCCAGAGTCCAATTACGTGTACGTCGCCGGTGGCGGCGAGGGCACCGCGCGGCTGATCGCCGAATACGCCGACGCCGGCACACAGCTCAGCTGGGGCCGCTCGGAAGCGTTCCGCGATCGCCGCGACACCGTCGACCTGGCCGAGCTCGCGCAGGCTGGCGCCGAAGCGCTCGCCGAAGCCGCCCGGCCGCCCGGCGTCGAGCTGGACGCGCTCGACACCGGCGCGCAGCAGTACGGCCGCGATTGGAACGTGGGCGACCGGGCGACGGCGCGGATCGGCGATGTCACGATCACCGACGTGATCACTGAGGCGACGATCCAGCTGCTACCGAATCAGGCGCCGGTGGTGACGCCGATCATCGGCGCCGCCGGCGTCAGCCTCGACCAGTGGCGCCAGCTCAGCCTAGCCAACCGGCGAATCCGCCAGCTCGAGAGGAACTAGCGATGCCCGATCTCACCGTATGGCCCACTGACGGCGCCGACGGCAGCGTTTCCAGCGAAGCGCGCTGGCGGAAGATGGCGCGCAACTGGGTCCCGTCCGGTGTGGTTCCGTCGCTCGGAATCGACGCGACCACGGCCGGGATGCTGGCGCCAACCCTCGTCGCCGGTCCCGCGATTCAGGTAGCGGCCGGCGCCTGCTGGCTGGACGGGCACTACGCGGAACTGGCGACCCCGCAGACCGTCCCCGTGACCGCGAACGGGCTGCTCGTGGTGCGCTTCACGCCGGCTGACAACCGGACAGAGCTGCTCTACCGCGACGCCGCCAGCGCGCCGACGCAAACGCTCGCGACCTACGAACTGGCGATCGCGAAGATGACGGCCGGCGCGATGACCGACCAGCGCGTATTCGCGAAGCAGGGCCGCGACGCGTTCCAACGACCCGGCGCGGTCGTGCACGGAATCACCGCGCTGCCGTGCACGAACGGCAGTCAGGTCACGCTCAGCTGGCAGGCAGGCTGGGCGTCAGTGCTGTGGGCCGCCGACAACATGTTCAACGCGGCGACCGACCCAACCAAGCTGATTGCTCGCACCGCCGGGCTTTTCCAATTCGCGGCCTATACCAGCTGGGCCGGTAACGTGGTCGGTCGCCGCGCATCGATCATCCGCCTAAACGGAACGCTGACGATCGCCGAAGACCAGCGCACGGCGCTCGCCTACGCGGCAGCTCCCGCCGCTGTCTGCACGGCCGACGCCACCGCGGTCGCTGCCTGGCCGATGGGTGTCGGCGACTACGTCGAGCTGTGTATCTATCAGGATTCCGGCGTCAGCCTGAACATCAACCGGTTTGAGTTCTCAGCCGTCGCGCTCGCCTACTGAAAAGGGGTTCCAATGCCGTACCTGGACGTGTTCAACATGACCGCCAGCATTTCGCTGCTGGGCCGGCTCGCGGCCGCCGCCGCGGTCGAGCAGAACGGAGGCGCGGTGCTCGACCCGGCCGAGCCGGAATCGTGGGCGGGAGAGCATCGCTGGGAGCTGTGCTCGGCGCCCGGCTGGGACGCCGCATGGGCCAGCGCCGAAGCCGGCGACGTGGGCGACCCCGGCGCTGACCCCGGCGTGATCACCGACGGCATGATCCTGTCGCAGGTTCAGGCGGTGCTGGGCGCCTAGTGGAGTCGGCGCGCCTGGCTGATCCAGTGCTGCACGGCTGACGGCGACACGTCCAGCACGGCCGCGATCGCGCGCACCGACAGATCCTCGTCGTTTCGGATCGCGGCCAGCTCCAGACAGAGCGCGTCGTGCCACGCGTCTTGGGCTACCTGTGCCTGTAGGTACCGGCCGTGCAGTCGCCCGAGGCGGGCGGCTGCCTCTGGCGACGGCTGATCCCGAACGGCCACGAGCCGCACCGTACGGATGCTGGTACAAAGATGGTGTGCAAAGCGTTGCACAAGCGGTAAGGTAGCGCTCAAGGTTGCGGCGGAAAAGGCGCCGGTACAGCCGACGGACAACCTCGACCCGAGGGGTGCCGGATGCGTTTTCCTCGCAAATTGCGACCATTGGACGGCCGCCCGCCGATGCGACAGGAGGCGACGCCTGCCGACGTAGGGCGACGCCCGGCGACGGGAAGCGACAGGACACGACGTTTGGGCCGGTTGCGGCCCGGCGTCGTGCCTGCCTACCCTGCGCAGTCCAATGGCTGACGACGACCACGACGACCGGCCCGAGTGGCTGACGATCGACGAGTACGCCGCCGAAATGCGCCGCACGCGCCGCACGATCGAGCGGTGGATTGAGCGCGGCGACCTGCCGGTACGCAAGCATGGCCGCACCACCCGGATCCATCGCCGCGAGATCGAGCCCGAGGATGACTTCGCCGGGTCAGGGTCTAGGATCCCTGCGAACGTTCACGCGATTCGGAGGTACTAGGGTGTCCACTACCACCCATGCCGGGATCGACGTTCTCGAGCTCGAGGGCGTCGACCTGCACGGCAACGCGCTACGGCTGCGCATGCGGTTCCACGACCGTCGGCACGTCGCCACCGGGCTGACCGCGGCCGCGGCGCTGGCGCTGCACGGCCGATGGTGCGCGCTGCGTGCCGCCGGCGAAACGCCCGACCATGATCGGATCGTGACGCTGACGATCGGCGCCGGCGCCTCTGCGCTGCTCGACCGCAAGCGCACGCAGCCGAGCCGGCAGACGAAACGGATGCTGACCACGCGCGGCGTCGAGCATTGGGCGCGGCAGCTGCGGCCCTGGCAGGACGGGCCGCTCAGCGCGCTGCCGATCGAAATGCTGCGCCGCGCCGCGGTCGAGGACTGGTACTACGCGCGCGCCGCCGCCGCGCCGGTGATCGCCGGCGCCGAGCTCGAGGGCCTGAAAGCGGTGCTGCGGCTGGCGCGTGATCGCGGCGTGGTGATCGACGAGCGGATCCTGACGCTCGAGCAGGTCGCCCATCAGCACCGCGAGCTCGAGCCGTTCACCGCCGCCGAGCTCGAGCTGCTCGCCTCCTGCGCCGTCGGCTACGGGCAGCGCATGATCCTGCTGGCCGGCACCACCGGCATGCGGTGGGGCGAGTTCACCGGGCTGGTCGAGTCGGAAGTCGATCTCGAGGCGCGCACGATCACGCTCGAGCCGGAGCGGACGAAAGAGGGCC